CCTTTATATAGATGTACAGGGTGTAAGTACATAGTAGTACTAACACCTGTATTGTTTTTTTTTTTTTGCAAGTAATGAGAATTGTTCACAATTTGTTCATAAATCGTTTACATTATGTATGTATATTTATTTGTGGTGTTATGTTATACTTGTTTTACAAGGTAAGGAAAAAAGAACTTATCTTGTAAAACAATGAAAAAGTGAGGTGATAGTGATTTTACAAGAAATATATGAACAACTCATATGCGGGTATGATGTACAGAAGTTAGATGTGGGTTTATTTTATATTCCATCTCAAAAAATATATATGAAAGTGAAAACTGATGACGATGAGAATGTAAAAAAACTATCACTCACAACAAAAAGTCAAAAAACAAAAAAGGAGAGAAAAAATTATGGCAAGAGCACCTATGGTAACTAGAAGAATTACGATTACGAAGGCTAATGTTTTGTGTTTAAACACTACAACGACCGAGCCTTTTAACAAGCTTGTTTCATTTCCTAGAACTTTCAAAGATGATAAGTCATTAATGAAGAAAGTTAGGGAAGATGTTGACACTGAAGATGTCAAGGTGGTTCACATCGTTCACAAGGAAGAAGTAGAGTTTTTGTATGGAATGGAAGAACAGTTATTTATTAAATGCGCTACCATTCTTGACCCAAAAACAAGAAAACCAATTGTTTCAGATGAAGACGATGAAAAGGCAACATGTGAAGAATAAGAAAGAGGTGTAAATATGACATTAACAGGCTATTCAGTAGAAATTGTGCAGTGTTCTAACGTGTTAACACACAAAGAAAGAGTTAAAATTAAAGATACAACAGACGCTATTAAGCTTGATGAAGTAACGCAGGAACACGAAGTTATTATTAATCCATCAATGTATGCGGTGCTTAAAGTTCATAATGCGAAGTCTGAAAACGGTGATTATAATGTTTATGTTGTAGTTGACGAGGACGGCACAAAGTATACAACAGGGTCAGAAAGTTTTTGGACAAGTTTTATGAATATTTACGAAGAAATGCGCGACGAAACAGGTGAAGAATGGGCTGTCAAAGTTTATCGAGTGCCTAGTAAAAATTATAAGGGCAAAGATTTCATCAATTGTAGCATACAGTAACATAGGTTATACCCTCTCTAGTAATAGAGGGGGTATATTTATAAGGAGGTGTCATAGTGTCTAAAGGAAAGCAAACATCAACAAAAAATGAGTACGCTAAACAAAGAAAAAGATTAAAACAAGCTATACGGAGAGCGGAAAAACAGGGGTACATATTTTCAGAAGACATATTACCAAAAAAGCCTAAAAGAATAACAAAAGCAAGTGTGCGAAGATTAGCAAAGATAACACCCGAATTGATAAGGCAAAAAGGTAAATTTCTTATCGAGGAAACAGGCGAAATAATACCTGTAAAAGGAAATAAAACTGTAATAAAACAAGAAATAACTAGAAAGAAACAGGAGCGTACACATGTAGAACCACAATATTTACCTAGTTTTTCTGCTAATGTTATACAAAGGTTTAAATCATATATTTTAGGTTTTCCGGTCTCAATATATGAAATGCTATTACCACTAATAAACGCGCTTATTCATGATATAGGTGAGGACGGTGTAGCCACAGCGTTAGAAAATATGCCACAGCAGTTTCACGAATATTTACACAGACATACTTATGACAGCGGTACAGCAATATCAGAATTTGCGACCACACTTATTGAGTACATCCCAGACGTAACAATTCAGTATAAAAAAGATTTGATGGACAAATTTGAATATAATGAGTTAGGATATGTTGTAGAAGATGAAAAAGCGTAAATATCGGTATTTCATGGGGGACTTTGAAACGACCGTATACAAAGGGCAAGTAAATACAGAAGTTTGGGCAAGTGCTAGTGTGGAATTATTTTCAGAAGATGTACATATTTTTCACAGCATAGAAGAACAATTTAATTACTTTACAGGGTTAAATGATAATATAGTGGTGTATTATCATAATTTAAAATTTGATGGTGGATTCTGGTTATCTTTTTTATTAGTGGATTTAGGGTTTAAACAAGCGTATGAAAGTATAGGAAATGAAGAAAATCAAGTTCAATGGCTAAAAGAAAGAGATATGCCTAATAACTCTTTTAAATACAGCATATCAGACAAGGGTATGTGGTACACTATTATTATACGCACACATGGGCATTTTATTGAAATAAGGGACAGTTTAAAATTGCTTCCTTTTAGCGTAAAGAAAATAGGTGAAAGCTTTGGGACTAAGCACAAAAAACTTGATATGGAATACACAGGTTTTAGGTATGCGGGTTGTACTATAACAGATGATGAGAAAAAATATATTGCTAACGATGTGCTAGTAGTAAAAGAAGCATTAGAAATTATGTTTAATCAAGGGCACACTGAATTGACAATAGGCTCATGCTGTTTACAGGAATATAAAAGGATTATAGGAAAATATGATTATGAAACGTTTTTTCCAGACGTATATCAGATTGAGTTAGACCCGACAAGACATAAAGAAGTAAACGCAGGAGAATGGATACGTCATTCATACAAGGGTGGTTGGTGCTATTTAGTAAAAGGCAAAGAGAATAAAAAATATTATAACGGCACAACAGCTGACGTAAATTCGTTGTACCCTAGTATGATGTCAAGCGAATCTGGGAATAGATACCCTGTAGGCAATCCTTGCTTTTGGTATGGTAATTTTATACCAGATAAAGCCTTGCAGGATAATACTTATTACTTTGTACGGGTAAAAACAAGGTTTTATTTAAAAGATGGCATGTTACCATTTATACAAATAAAGGGGTCATTTTTATACAAAGGTACAGAAGCTTTAGATTCATCGGACGTTTATGATTTTAAAACAGGAAAGTATTACAGCACTTACATAGATACAAATGGAAAAGAACATGATACTAGGGTAGAATTGACATTGACAATGACAGATTATGAGTTGTTAAAAGAACATTATGAATTAGTAGACTTTGAAATATTAGACGGTTGTTGGTTTTACACGCAAATAGGCTTATTTGATGAATATATACAGAAGTACAAAAAAATTAAAATGGAAAATAAAGGGGCGCTTCGTGAATCAGCTAAATTATTTTTAAACAATTTATATGGTAAAATGGCAAGTAGCAAAGATAGTAGTTTCAAAATTGCTTACGTTAAAGATGATAAATCTATAGGGTTTCTCCCTGTTAAAGAAAATAATAAAAAAGCGGGTTATATTCCTGTTGGGTCAGCAATAACATCATACGCTAGGAATTTTACTATAAGGGCCGCACAGAAAAATTATTACGGTGTAAATGAAAAAGGTTTTATTTACGCGGATACTGACAGTATACACTGTGATTTACCACCAGAACAAATTACAGGTATTACTGTGCATGACAAAGATTTTTGCTGTTGGAAATTAGAGTCATGCTGGGACGTAGGTATTTTTACTAGACAAAAAACATACATTGAACATATTACACATGAAAATTGTATACCCGTTGAAAAGCCCTTTTATAATATAAAGTGTGCTGGTATGCCACAGAAATGTAAAAATTTATTTAAAATATCTATGAATGGCTATGAACCAAAGGACAGTGATAATTACACAGATGAAGAAGTGCAGTTCTTATCAAAAAAAAGAGAATTAGAAGATTTCAAAGTTGGATTAAAAGTTCCCGGAAAATTAATGCCAAAAAGAATTAGAGGTGGAGTGTTACTGGTTGAATCAAATTATGAAATGAGGTGAAAGATGTGATTAATAGGATTATAAGAATATTTTATATTAAATGGGTAAAGGGAGAGTGTAGACATTTATGTTATTTTTGTAAATATAAAATGAATGTTATGATAACCTTGAATTTTAATAGCAAAGGCAGGGGGAACAAAGTTCGTACCCTGCCTTACACTTATATCTATAACCTTTGCAATTTAAAAGCGGTCAGCGAAACCGACAAACAACTATGGCACTATTTTTCAAGTGTGCTTATCCACATTATTCGATTAAACCCACAAAGGTAGATACCTAGTAAGATAAAGCTTTTAATACAGCTTCTTTGCAACGTAAATCTTTAAACCTAAAACAACCACGTTCAAAATACCACCTAAGATTGGACAGAAATAAATCATTCCTTTTAAGCATAACATAATTAATTGCATGGTCGCTCGTTGTAACCGTGATTTTTAAGCTGAATGTTAAATCTGGTTTGTCATCACAGTAGATAAACCCCTCTTCTGGAAATTCTCTAATTCCAAAATCAGTCCCTTTGTATTTTAGCGTGGCTAAATATCTTCCTTTGCTTGTTGGTTTTTCAATAAATGATTTATTATCATTCAAGTACACACATTCACTTGAATATGCTACATAAGAGTTCTTAGAAAATGCCCTATTAAACCCACTTTCTTTTTGTGCTTTACTTGCACTAGCAATATATCCCTGTTCAAGGACGAAACCGTCCCCTCTTAGAAAACGCGTTTCACTGTGCAATCTTTCGGATATTCCCAGTTCAGTATAATAAGGATTTATAATAGAAACAGGGTTACTAAGCATAAAAACAGGGACATACCTAACTTGTTCACCTTGTCCACGTGATATAGATGTATGGATTGATATAAATTTCTTTACCTCATCACAGCAATAATGGTTTGTTTCAGATTGAAACTCATCAAATATCATACGCTCAATGTCTGAAAATAAATGGCTGTATTTTTTAATCTGGTCGGCGCTATTTAGTGAAAAAGCGTAGCCGCACGATTTTTCGTCTAAAAAAAGTTCGTGGTAAATTCCCCCTGCTTTTCTTTTTGATGTCATTGTCATGTTAGGAAAGAACAAAGACCCTATGTCTTTAAAAAATTTATCTGTAATGTCATCAAGTTCATAATTGTATCGGTAGATTAATCCGAATTTTTCACCCTTATTTAAAAACCGATTTACGCATAATCGCCCAAAATAAGTGGTTTTACCGCCTGTACGGTTACTGGTGCATAGGTATATTTCTGGTTTATTTCCATTTATATCTTTTAATGATAATAATTTAGTTCCATCATAATATTTTGACATCTATATTACCTCTCTTAAAGTTCAAACAAATTATATCACATTCTTGACAAAACGTCAATGACATGTTATAATTTACCGTGAGGAAAGAGGTGATTAAGTGGTTTATGTAGCAACAGGGTTGTTTATTTTACTGGACATTTTTACAGGTATGTGGAACGCTATTAAACAGAAAAAATTTGAATCAAGCGTAATGAGAGAGGGTCTTTTTCATAAATCTGGTTCAGTTCTGTGTCTGGTGTTTGGAGTGTTGGTTGATTATGCACAAACACTGGTTGACATAGGTGTTCAAGTACCCGTTTCTACATTATTTTGTGTTTACATTATGACAATGGAAACCACAAGTATTATAGAAAACATATGCCAGATAAACCCAGAAATTGCACCAGACGTTTTAAAACAGTATTTTAAAAAATTGAAAGGAGATAGTAATGAGCAGTAGAACGTTATCGGAAAACGGTATGACATTAATTAAAAAATTTGAGGGTTGCAATCTTACAGCTTATAAAGTACAGGAATCTGATGAGTATTACACAATCGGCTATGGACATTACGGTTCAGATGTTGAAGAAGGCCAGACTATTACTGATGAAGAAGCAGCGGCATTGTTGTATGCAGATTGTGACAGGTTTATCACCCATGTAAATAAGTACATGAGTATTTATAACTTTAATCAGAACCAATTTGACGCTCTTGTTTCTTTTGCGTTTAACGTTGGTAACATTAAAACACTCACAAAAAGTGGCACGGCTTCAATTGAAGACATAAGTGCAGATATGCTACTATATTGCAAGTCAAACGGTGTTACATTGCAGGGGCTTGTAAACAGAAGAAAAGCAGAGCACGAATTATTTAATACACCTGTTCAGTGTGGCGTAAAATCTGTTGAAGAATTAGCAAACGAAGTCATTGACGGAAAATGGGGCAACGGTGAAGAAAGAAAAGAAGCATTGACTGCCGCAGGCTATGATTATGATTCTATTCAGGCTATTGTGAACGTTATGTGTAAAGAATCTAAATTGTCAGATGAAGAATTAGCAAACGAAGTCATTGACGGAAAATGGGGCAACGGTGAAGAAAGAAAAGAAGCATTGACTGCCGCAGGCTATGATT